GCGTTAGACTGCGCCGCGTCCATCTTCTGGCTGATATTGTCGCGGATGGTTCCGAACGCGCTTGCCGCTTCGCTTCTGGCCGTTGACCAATCGCCCGAAAGCGCGGCTTGCAACGCGCTTCCCGCGTGGCTTCCCGCTTCCTTCGCCGTGTTCAGGTCGTTTTGCACGGTGGATTTCACCGCGCCAAAGGCTGTTTGGGTGTTCGTTTTAAGGTTGTTCCATTTCTCGCTTACCCAATCGGCGGCACCCTTTGCCTTTTCTGAAATGGTGCTTTTCACGTTCTCCCAAGCGTTGCTTGCATCGGATTTGAAACCTTCCCACTTGCTAGAAACGTCGTTCTTGAAGTTCTCAACACCGGTTGTAACGTTGTTCCAAGTGTCGCTGAAGAAGTCGCCGGCACCGCCGAAGAAGTCGCAAACGCCCTGCCATTTCTCCGAAATCCAGCCGGTGAAGTCAGACCACATTTGCTTGCCCGTCTCGGTCTGCGTGAAGAACCAAGTTAGACCGGCAACCGCCGCGCTGACAGCAGCCACGCCAAGCCCTATTGGGTTAGCCGTGATAAGCCCGGTTAGGCTCTTCCAGCCCCCGCCAAGCCCGCCGAATTTCCCGCTTAGCCCGTCGGCCTTGCCGCCAAGGTCGGTGAAGCCGCCGGCAACAGTCTTGATAACGCCGCCAATGTCCGAAGCTGATTGCATCAGCTTTCCCGCCGCCGTGGTAACGCCGCCGAAAGCAAGCGCACCTAGCGCAAGGTTCTTGACCAACTCTTGCTGTTCGGGCGAAAGAGATTTGAACCAGTCGGAAGCGGATTTCAGCGCCGGGGTGAGCTTTCCTAGAATCTCGGTGCCAATCTCCGTGACCATCTGCTTAACCGGCAACGCCGCTTCGCCCATTTCGCGCATGGACGTTTCAAGTTCGTTTTGCGCGTCGCGGCTCGCCAAAAGGTCTTTGTTGGTTTCCTGAAACTGCTTGCCGGCATCGCCGTAAACTCCGCTAAGCGCTTCGGTTACAAGCGTTGCGCGTTCCTGCTCGGTCTTGCAAGCGGCCAAGGCTTCGTTGAAGGCATCTTCTTTGGTCATGCCCTCGCCAATGGCCTTGTTGAACGCCGCCTGTGCGCCGGCGTTTCCGCTAAGCGCTTGGCTCCATTGCTCGGCGCTGGCCGTTGACCAGTTGAGCGCATCGGCAAAGCTTCCCGTTACAGCGCCGGTGTGCGCCGTTTCCTGCGCCGTTTCCGCTAGATTCTCCAATGGTAAGGCATCGCCGAAGGTCGCATAGGCACCGGCTGCAATGTCCGTCCACTTCTGCAGTTCCTCTTCGTTCTGCGTAAGCCTGATTAGGTTCTGGCTGGCTTCGGTGGCTGTGTCGCCCTCGCCCAAGATGCGGTAGAAGGACGCGTAAACGCTTGATGCCTGTTCTACCGTTCCGCCGGCTTGGGTGAAAGCGGTTTCAAGCTGCGCGTTTTGCTGTATGGCTTCCTCTTGGCTCTCGGCAAGCGCGGTCAGGCCAGTTGCCGCCGCCGTGATGCCGCCGGAAATGGCAAGGCCGCCGCGCTCAACGCCCTTGCCGGCCTTTTCCAGCTTGTCTGCGTTGTCCTCGATGGTCTGGCCGAACTGGTAAAGCGAAGTTTTGGACGCTTCGGCTTCGCGCTTCGTGTCTGCAAGTTCCTTGCCGTAGCTTTCAAGCTGGTTTTCGCATTGCAGGATTGCGCGTTTCAAGCTGTCGTATTGCCGTTCTTCCTCTGAAGTCAGCTTCGCGCCGCTCTGCTTCTTAGATTCAAGCTGTGAAAGCGCCTGTTTGTACGCCGCAAGCTTCTGTTCGGTTTCGTCGTAGGCGCTGTTTAGCGCCTTTACCTTCTGCGCCAGAAGGTCGGTGTTTCCGGGGTTGAACTTTAGGGCTTTGTTGATCTCTCGCAAGTCTGCTTGCGTGTTCTTCGATTGCTTGGAAACCTCGCGCAAAGCGCCCTGAAGTTCCGTTGTGTCGCCGCCGAACTTGATAACAAGCCCCTTATAGCTTACAGCCATGCCGTCACCTCTTTTCGTTTGTCAAAGTGCATGAGCGTTTCAAGCACCGCGCCCGTTAATCAGGTGCGGTGTTGTGAAGCGTTCACGTCTAGCCCCAAAAGGCCGCTTCCGCCTTTCGCGCCTTTTCGTCATCCTCGTAGTTCGCCGCCGCGTCGGCATAGAACGCGTGAATTTCCAGCAGGTCTTTAACTTGCCTGTAGCTAAGCCGCTGCAAATCCGCCACGGTCAAGCCGCATTGCTGGCAGTCGTACAGATAACGCGCGTCGCAAGCGTCGCTAAGATTGCTTGGGAGCGGCGGCGCGGGGTTTTTTGGCGGGCGCGGCTTCCACTCCATCGGACGTTGAAGGAAAAAAGTTATCTTCAACAATGCCCATCACGTCAGCCGCCCAACCGTCCCCCTTCTGAAGGTCGAATGCTTCACGCGGAAGCGATTTGACCCAATCGCTAAACGATTGCTTGAAAGCGGGCGTTGCGGTCTTGATGCACGCATAGAAGATTTCAAGCAGCGCTGACATTGCGGGCATTCCGCAAGCCTGCATTGATTCAACGATTAGCCCCACATCCTCGTTAATGTCCTTCGGGCGGAATTTGCCCGTTGGGTTGCCCTCGTTGTCCAAAGTCTCAACCTTGAAAACGCGCGAAAAGGCAATGGGTGTCCATCCGTTGAAGTCTGCTTCAAACTCAAGTTCACCAACCTTGATAACCATATCCAACCCGCTTTCTAATTACCTGCGGGCGGCGTTGCCGGCGTGGCTGTTTTCACAAGCCCTTCGATATTCACGGCATCAAAGAAGGTTTCGTAATCGTCATTGCCGGTGAAACTGTCGTAACCGCTCGTGCGGTCATCGGCGGTGCCGCCCGGCGGAATAATGGGCTTCCACGTGAACGGGTAATCAAGCTGCGTGATCTCCGGCGTTTCGGCGGTGGTGGTCATGGTGTTTGAAGGCTTCTGAAGCTGGCACATGAGCAGACAGCGGCGACGGCCTAGCACGTGGCCGGGCTGCTCGCACATGAACGCGAAGGGCTTCGGCTTCTTGTTGGCTTTAAGGTTGGTGCGTCCATCTTCCATGATCTCCCAACCCACAAGGTCAGCAATCAGCTTGCGCACTTCGTCGCTGCTCTCGGTGTCGTAGAAACTCATAGTGCCAGAACCGCCGTTGTCCTGCTGCTCTTCCAGCCACACTTCGTTGTCAGCGTGGCTTGTGCCCGTCTCAACGCTCGGTTCCATGCTGATTTCGACGGTGCCGGGAACGTGTACCGGCTTTTTGTAGGTCAATGTTGCTTCGTCCGTGACTTCCGCGAAATGCGAATTGCGCACGCCGAAGAATCCGTTTCGTGCCATCTTTAAGGCTCCTAACTACTCCTGCACGCTGACCGAAAACGAAGCAACTATCATGCTTTCGCCGTCGGCGTGCATAACTGATTCGGAAAAGGCGCACCCCGCCTTGTCAAGCGCCGCTTCAATCCTGCTTTCAAGTTCGTAAGAACGGTGCGCCGTGTAAAGCAAGATTTCGTAGTTCATCCAGCTTGCCCAAGCCTTGTTGTCGGCATAGGCCGTTTCGCCAAAGCCCGCTTCAAGGCTCATGTAGGGCGGGGCGGGCTTGTCATCGTCTGAAAAGCCCTCGTTAGCCCAAGGGATGCCCAGACCGTCAAGCACGCCGCAAAGCTGGTCAAGCGTTATCACGTCGCATCACCGCCCGCCGCGAACTCGCGCCCCACCTCTTCGGCCACGGCTGCAATAACGCCGTCACCCGGCGCAACACCGTAGGTCTTGCCGGTCTGGTTCTTGACCTTGTGGCCTTTTTCAAGCAGGTGCGTTAGCTGGTATTGTTTGTTATGCACCGTCACTTCAACGCCCTGTTCCAAGCTTGCGTGGTCTACGGTGCTAGTCCAGCCCTTCGCGTACTTGCCGGAACGCTTGCGGCTCTCGGCTTTCAGGCGCTTCACTGCTTCTTTGCCAGCGGCGGCGGCTCTCTGCTCCAACACCGCTTCGTTTTCGCCTATGC